ATTTAATCCATGTTTATTCCAGAACCATGCGGCCGATGCCAATGGATATTTGGTTGCAACCAATTCTGGATTGGCCATTATATCTTCGGGAACGCTTTTGTCAAACTCTAAATAATTAGCCTTGCCAGTTAGCTGAATAAATCCTCTGCCTAAATATTTAAACCCATCTTTGGACGCTTCATTGCCGTTGCCCATTCTATTTGCGTAAACCTTTGATGCGATTCTCTCTGGTTGCCTTGCGTAATCTTTAGCAGACTCTAAACTCGGAAAGTATTTTTTGAATGTTTTATTTAATCCCTCAGCCGAATAGTTTAAATTTTCTTTGACTGCTCTAAAATTGGCCGACTCATGACCACACTGAGCCAAAAAATGCGAAAGCCTTAGCAATGTATTTACTTTGTAGTTACTTTGAATAAATGGAATTTGAGCAATAACCGAATCTGGCACATGCCCTTTCAGTTTTGCTAAATTCATTATTTACCCTCTTTAAAAAATTGCTTGAATAGACTTTTGCCAGTCATGTCCTTTAGGTTTTCGTCCAAAGATTTTAACTCTATGAACGCAATTAAGCCAGAAACAATCTTCATGACCTCAATAGTTGGCAAAAAATGCTTTTGAAAAATGTGTGCTGCTAAGATTGCAAACATATATCCCATGCCTTTGGTAATGGTTGGCCTCATTTTACGGCTTGTAATCGCTTCGCCTCTTTTGTGAGCGGCAACCATGCCAGTGATAAAATCAATTAGCACCAGAAAGCTAATACCCATCATGACAGAGAATGTCGGAGCAAAATAGGTAACTAAATAAATTAAAATAACATCTAAACTTTTAACCAACCAATTTCTCATGTTACTAAATACGTTGAATCTTCTGTAATAATAAAAGCACTGCCATTTCCATTGCCAGTTACTCTGCAAATGTCTTCATAAACAAACTCGGCATTCTCTGGATTTAAATTAGAATAATCATTTTGGCCATAAACTTCCATGTTGAAAATTCCCTCTGGAATGTTCTCATTTAAAATAAACGTAAAAAAGCCACATTGAACAGATGTATAAACATTTCTGTAACCCTGGCAACCTCTGTTAAAAACAAATAAATAATAATCATAAACAACCTCAGTTTCGTCAATAAACAAAACTACTTTCGTGTCAATGTTTGCTTCAATAACTACCATTGCGTGTCAATTATATCGTTACAATCAAACATTATGATATGCCCCAGTTTTCTAAATTCTTAGTCTCATCGCAATTATTGCACGATGCTTGGTCGTATAATGGATTCAAATTTTCGTTTAGCTTTAGCCATTCAAACATTTCTCTCGCATAGTTTTTGCCAATCTGTCTCCAATAATTTGCTTGCTTTTCGTTAGTATCAAAGTCAATAAATTCGCTCTCATCTGTAACCTTTCGCACAACGCTTTCCTTTGTAACTTGCACTGGATGGAAAAACATTAAGTCTCCAAACGCATAGCAAACATGTACTTTTCTTAAATAGCACATTAATTCCTCATTTGCGATAGTCAAAGTATTTGTGTCAATCTGCTCACATAACTCATCGAATAAATCCTGACAAAGCAATTGATTAATATATGTAATCTGTGTGTTTTTAATAGCAATTTCAATGTCTTCGCTCTCAACGTTTCTTGAAAGCGGCACAATGCCATAAAAATCTGTTTGTGTTATGAATTGACAACTGCAACAAGCCATTATTTTACTGGATTAATAGGTGTAACAACTGGCGCAGACGTTGGCTTCGCACCAATCAATCCCGCTAAACTTCTTATCTCTGCCTCTGACATTGACTCCAATACTTTATTGGCAACCAATGGCGACAATGCGTTTATATTATCAATTATATTGTTTGCCGCAGTATTCAATTTGACTTCTTTAGCGCCATAACCAAACGCCTCTCTGATTTCCTCTTCTGTGAATGCGCTTGCAAATGATTCCGCAACAAATGCCAATGGAATTGAATTGCTCACACTAATAGTTGTGCCATCATAGCCGTCCATTAATTTAGCCAGTGCATTCATTTCGTACATTAATAAATTTTGGTCATGTTTAATGACTGCATTTTGATAATATATTGACGAATCTGCTATTTCTTTTGCAGTTCCTAATTTGCCAGAAACTTGAATGCCTGCCAATATAGATGGAACTTGAAATGCAGTTGCAATGTGGTCTCTGATTAAATTAGAAAGTGTGATGTACATTTCGTGAGACGTACTCTGGCTAAATGGAATGATTTGGATTGACCCCTCTTTTGATGAGCCATCTAAAATCGCAAATTTGCCTCCATTGTCTGCGCCAGTTAATCTGTCTGCAATGTATTCTCTCAACGATTCTTTCATGTCCTTACCATTCTCGTCCTCGCCAGTTAATTTGTATGGCACATAAACTATGAATGCAGGTGCAAACGAATTGTCAACGTTGTTTGCATGGAAATTTTGAATCTGGCCATCGGCATAAATCCATTTCAAAGCAGACGCATATTTTGGTTGCGAATAATACACTTGGCCAGGCTTATATCTGCGAATATACTTCAACGTTCCATTCCATTTGCTGAAATCTTCGTATAAAGAATTTTCACTGAAATTTGAAATTTTAGCCTTTGTTTCGATGTCATTATATAAGTCAATCGGAACGGCTTTGTATCTTCTGTCTTTTGTTTCTTGTTGCCAGTTACTTGACAATTTTGCGAATGTTATTTCGAAATCTTTGTTTGGAATACCTAAACGAATGGTCGAAAAATCCTGCGACTTGACACTCTTTAAATAGCCATTCAAATCCCATTTCATGATTAAGCCTAAAGATTCAAAATAAGCCATGTCATAACAGATTCTCTGGTAAACTGACTCGTTGAAAATCTCTTTTAATCTTTTTGAGAAATCTGTTTCCTCTCCAGTCGGAGTTTCAAAATATAATCCATCCCCATACAAAAATTTTGCGTGTGTTTCAACACAAGCATTTGCAATTGGAGACGATTGGACTGCTTTGATTAGTTCTTGTGGAAAGTTATTGTCTTTGCCGTAGCGCACAATTTTGTTTGCAGTGTCATCGGTTTGATTAAAAACAGATAAATCCGCAGGCGCTTTGGCCGAAAACATAAAATAATTATCCGAAATTTGAGTTAGTTCCATTTTTACAAATTTACTTTTATTTTTAAATTAATATTTGCAATATATTTACAAATCAAAATGGTTTGCCACGTCAATTGTCTTATAATCTTTGAAATGTATCATTTCGCCAGTGTCATCAAATCGTTTCCAGATGTCATATTGCCCATCGAATGCGCTTGACGATGACGAATTTCTCAACTTGCGCTCTATATTATTGCGGACAAACGAATAGTGGTGCATTCTAAGCCACTCAATTTGCTTATGTTTGGCGTAAGTATTGGTGCGCCTTGTTGGGTCTGCAAACGCAGGATATTTTTTGTCGAAACACATGATTGTTTCTTTGTGAATCTTATGAATAAAAGGAACGAAATAGTCTTCGTCTGGCGATAGTTGTTTAGTCGGATATTTATAGTATGTTTTTAGTCTGCAATAACTTGCATCCAGTTGCTCAACGTAAACTTGCTCCTTTGCTCGCTCAAAATCCTCACTAAAATACATCTCATCGCAGTCCATTTGAATAAAATGTGTGCAACCAACGCTCTTTGCAGTTTGCAAACCTATATTTCGTTTGATAGTTTCATTCCATTGAGCAGTTTGCGTAAGCGCAGGAATATAAAAATTTGTTAAATCAATCAATTCATGTGGCAAAGTTGGCTCATATAATTCGCCAGAGTTGCTTACATTCTGGTAAACAACAATAACAACGTCCAAATGTGGTTTGATTAACTCAATCGAACGTTTTAAATGCTCATCGCCATCCCAAACGTTCCAAATGCCTGCAAGTTTATTCATAATTTGAGACTATTAAATCAATAAAGTAATTAAATGAGGCCACAATTAAGATTGTTGGAATAATGTCAACGCTTATCCCGAACAAAAGCGAATGCCAGAACAATGTATGCAGTGAGGCCATGCAAGTCAAACACAAGCAAATTGGTTTTCCAATTATCTTTGGTAATTTATCCGCAAATCTTTGGATAAAATATAAAATATTCCCATGTCTGGTTGACCTATAAAAGCCAAAGCATAGCAAACTAATAATAATTGAGTTGTATATCATACAAAAAGTGTTTTCATTTCATTTGGGACGTATTGTGGAAATATAAATTCATGTGGATGCTTTGACATTAAATAAATAATGTTTTTGCGTTGCTGCTCCCACTTCTTATTGTTACCATAATTCTTTGTCCTATCAAAATCCGAATGTGGAATGTATCGCATTAACTTAATAAAGTTTTTTTGAATCCCTTTTCTGGTTAATGAAATATATAAATCGGTATCCTCTCCGCCATAGCCTTTAATGTTTTCGTCATAACCCATAAAATCTGAGCGCTTGACAATGCAATTTCCAGAACAATCTGGTTCGCCAGTATAATAGTTGCCGTCTTTTAAATCTAATTTATCAAAAAATGTCGGGTCTAATAAAGTGTCCGCATCGCAAAAGAAAATCCATTCCTCGTTAGTTTCAGCAACCCCCAAGTTTCTGGCCTTTGATAAATGAAAGTCTTTTGCGGCCGTCAAGCATGAGCGGATTCCATTTTCTTGGCAATATCTAAATGCCATTTCATCGCCGTAACATACAACGAATATCTTTGATTTGTCTTTGATAGTTGCAATGCACTTTTTTAAATGCACCAACCTATCTTTGCAAGTTATAATTATATCCATAAAATTCCAATTCCGCCCCAGTCAGAACCCTCAATAAATTCGTCATGCTCTTTGCCGTCTTTAATTTCATTCCAGAATTTATCCACTCGACAGAATAATTCTCTATGGATTGGCGTGTCTAATATGTCATGGAATGCAATGACTCCGCCTTTGCGTACAAACTTAGAATAAATTTCAAAATCTGCTTTAACTCCCTCATAAGTATGGTCGCCGTCAATCATAAGAAAATCAATCTTTGCATTGCTATTTCCCAGTGCTTTGATTAACTCAGATTTTAACTGCTTAGAGTCTCCAATTAAATAATCCACGCCGTCAATATTTGAACGTTGAGCAATATCAATAGAAATGACCTTGTCAAACAATCCTTTGTAAGCATGTAAGCATCCGCCGTCATAGCTTCCAATTTCGACTGCAATCTTTTTGCTCTTCATAGAGTTTAGCGCATGCAACAACTCTTCAAACTCTAAAGGCTTTTGTTGTGCCTTATTTTTTATCGCCAACTGGACTAACGTTTTCATATTCTATTGTTATTTTTTTACCGATTATTTTATTTAATTTTTCTGCCTGCTCAACGCTGACAATGTAGTCATTTAGATACATTTTTTTTGCAACTTCTAAATATAGGCCGTCATCGTCTTTTTTTAATACGCCTTTAATTATCATGCCATGTAAATTATTAAGAAAATCGCCAACTCAATTAGAATTGTGATAATCGTTTTTGTGTAATAAATGCGAGAGCCGCCGTATTCTTTAAAGAAACTCCAGTCTTTTTTATAAATCCTATTATAAGAAAGCAGCACAATTAATCCTAAAATGATTTTGTAAATGTTCATATTGTTCTATGATGGTTAAAGTAAGCATTT